AATGTAGGCGCAAACATGTCTAATTACCAAGTGATTGAAACCACTGATGTTATGATACGAAATACTAGGCCACCTTATGTCTGGTTTTTGACATCTGAAGCTTTAAACCATTTAATGCATACTTTAAATGGTAACCAGTATTATTATCATCAACTTTCTATTATATTCCTCTTCTTTCATCTCACCCTTGTAGCAGCACTTTATCCGTCTTATATCTTATTTTCTGGAAATACCGCATAAATATCAATTCCCTCACATATATCTGATGGCAACACGGTTGAATATATCGGAATGCCTAGTACCGCAGCCATTTTACCTGCACAAGCCCAAGCTAATCTTGAATACATGATAGCTAATAACATGACTATGGACCTGGAATTCAATACTCAATATAATGGTTTTGGTTACGTATTTGATTCTGCTACTGATTTCCAACCTTCCATCTGTAATATCATGTTAAATGTTGGCGGTTTGGGTGACTGTGACCTTTTGGGTTATTCAACATTACAAGCTTGGATGATAAATGGCTGTTATCATTGGATGATTTTTGGTTCTGGTTTTCTTCCTACATATGGGTGGCATCAATATCCTGTGATGGGTTCTGATGATTTTAAAACTACTGTTCTTGCAGCTGATGTTGCATGCTGGATCATAGGTTATAGATGTGCACCTGGACGTTTTAGTCCTAGTTTTGGTCTTCATTTTGCAAATATCTTTGTTTGGGCAGGAGGTGATGCCACTAATAGTGGTTGGACTAATTGTAGATGGAATCTTAAAATGTCATTTGATCTACCTATCTCCTCTTTTTCCTTAGCTAATGCCACTTTTGTAATACCAACCACTATGGACGTCAATGTTATTAACACTCCTACAGTTAATGTTGGGAATACTCTTAACGTTAATGTGCTCAATGAAATACCTATACAACCTATTTCTGGATCCTTGTATATAGCAAATTCTTCTTTGAATGTTGTGGTAACAAACGAACCAACCGTTATAATTGGTGATCAGCCTATAGAAGCACTAATACTAGGTGTGACTGGTACTATTCCTATAGCTGGAAGTGTAACTGTAAGTTCATTACCACCTGTTACTATTGGAGGTAATGTTAATATTGCTCAACCTGTTCATTTTGTAGCAGACGGCATTATCCCTGTTAATGTGACAAATTCTGTTCAGAATGTTTATCTTAATATTTCTACTTTGATTAATAACACAGCAAATAATGTTCCTGTAGACATTAAGAGTCTCCCTGTTGCAGTATATGGTGCAGATTTATACCAATACAATTCAATAACAGGCTTTTCATGGAATCTAAATGATACTGTTAAACCTCCTAAACCACATGATTTTGATTTAATGTCTAGGAAGAAACGTAATAAACTGATGCATTCAACAAATGGTAATATGAACCATCATTCTTTTGCAGAATCTAATCCTCGTCCAAAAAATAAAAAAGAAGCTACTTCTATTATAAAAAATTATACACGTGATTTATCTTCAGATTACGATGAATGTGATAATGCTGTTGTTATATCTCCAGTATTCACAAGAAGTCTCAATATTATAAAAAATGCATATACCGGACGATCTATGAAGAATATTTTTACAGTGCTTTATCTTTTAGGAGATGAAGATTTTTCTCCTGATCTTACAACTCCAGCAGTCTGTAATCCAGAATTAGCACCAGATAATCTTAGTTGTGTTGAATCTGAAGCTGATAAATTTGAAAAATCTGAAAAAAATGCTTCCGGTTTTTCAAAGGAAAAGGATGAAAAGGAAGATAAGAAAAAGAATACAGGTGCGGCTAAAAATACTCCACCACGATCTGACGTCTTAACTTCACTGAATGATTCACTTAACAGATTTAAAAAAACAGTTATTAATGAATCACATTTTGCAGCTTGGATATTAAAACATAAACCTAGGCCTCGTTTAGTTCGTTACCTAATGTTAAAACATCCAAATGTATCAAATTTCTCATTATCCACTGATGCTATCTTCATTTCATTATATTCTGAAGGTGTTATTAGGAATAATGATGGTTCGATTGATGCAAAAGTTGCAATATCCACATTATTAAAATATGCATCTAATATTCCACGTTCACCTCATTATGCCACTGAATTTTCATCTATTTTCTCTGATGATTTGGAAACATACAGCGCAAACCTAAAAATGCCTCTCACTCATATTCCTCGACGTAAAACGAATAATAAAAAACAACCCTCTTCAACAATTAAAAATGTCCCAAATCCACTTCTAGTAGGTGTCGAACTTAATCCTGGACCTTCATCTATTCTTTTTAATGGTATGACTAATAACAAAATGATGCATATGTTAAACGGTAACACAACTTCCTACACTGAGTTGAATCCTATAGGAAGTGGTTATAAGACAAACTCAGATGTTGAAGCTAAAGATAGCGTTTGTAAATTAAATGAGATTACTATATCTGACACAGTTATAAAATATCAGGTGGAAAAATTTGTATCACGTGTCAACGGTTCTAATCCTGTCTTTAACACATATAATTCATCGATACCATTATCTATGACACTTAATACTACAACTGTCTTAAATACTAATGCGGCGGGGACCACTAACCAATACTCTCCTCG